GGAAAGTTCATTGCCTCTATCTCTTTCTTAATGCGCTCCACAGTCTCATCACTACACGCTTGAGAAAACTCCTTCGCCATCTGCAAACATTCCTTGCTTTTTTCCTCAGTTTCAGCAGTAATTGCTAATATTAACGCATTTTTAAACGCCTGAGCCGGTGTTTTAATCGGATGTTGTAAATTATCTAGCATATTTTTCTCCATTATTACTTGATTTAACATATATCTGATAATATCCTATACATGTCAACAAAAAATATTTGAGGCACAAATGAAAATAGAAGATTTATATTGTCCAGCATGTGACGGAGATGGGTTCTACTACGTCGATGACCCCAAACCGCAAGGCTATAACCGTGACGTCGGATACCTGGAAGAAAAAAAACAAACATGCGATATATGCAAAGGCACCGGGGTCAAAGAAAATAATTCAGTAGAAGTTTAAACCCGTTGCAGCTAATATGGTCGTAATGAAAAAAAATGACGACATACACCTCAATTCTGATGCAATCGAAGCCGCCGATATATACGAAGAAGCATTGCAAGAATGTATCGAACACGGCCTGGACCCAAGAGCCGTGTTTCCAGCCGCGCTGACCACGGTCCTTATCGGTCTATTCGAAACATCCAACTCAGATAAAGACGCCCTATATGTGGCAAACCAATGTATCGCAAACGCAATGGTCGTAAAAACCCTAGAAAAGGCAGTAATTCATTGAAACTAAACTTTGTACCTTTTGCAGAAGATAAAAGATTAATAGATGTAACACTGTCCCGGAAAAAATTAGAAACGGAAATGGATGATATCATTTGGGAACAAGGGGCCAATGATCCGCGCCTGGCATACCTCGTCCACGAAATACAAATGCTTCGGGAATTAGAAAAACAAGGAACAACAAATGATTAAACTTCAACACATTAAAAAAGATCAAGGTAAACCAGACTGGCGCTACATCATGCCTAATAAAGATCAAGTAGACATTCTCGTAGATCGAAGCGGTAAAAATAATAATTATACAGTTACACTGCCAGCGCCCCACGGAACTAAAACTTTCGGAAAAATGGCCGCACTACGCAAATATCTATTTGAAAACTTCGAAATGTGATAAACTATTAATATTGCTCCAGACTGGCTCCGTGGATACCAATACTCCTATTTTGGCCCACGGAGCTTTTTTGTTTCACGTGAAACATTTTTAACTTTAAGTTACTATCCGTAAGTCATTGATTTTAAAGGATAAATTAACTTATAGGTGTGACACTATGTCGCATGTAAATATTAGTAATAAAATGCTAAACTATAAGTAAGCCAAAAAGTGATTCGCTTTTTGGGAATACGCTATTTGAAATCGTTAAGTGCTCATCGACTAGGGCCCAGGGCCCGATCATGTCATTTTGTTAATTATCAAAATTGGTAAGGAGAAAAACCAATGAGTAATAAATTTAATTCAAACAAAGAGTATTTTGTTATTTGGTTTGGACCGATGGGAACAGGAACTTTCTTTCGATCCAAAAATGAAGACCTTGTAACCGCAGTCGAAACTTGCGCCAGGTGGGTCGCTGATGATTGGGCTTCCACCTACAAAATCGACGGAGAAAAAATAACCTTGGTTGCCTTCGATGTTACTGACCTGGATAAATGTCAGTGGGATGTAAGTGATGTTTGGACTTTCGATGAAAACGAAAACAGAGTTAATCTGTTTGAAAACGGTTATTTAATTGAACACTTTCAATTCTATATGCCGAAGAAAAGACCTCATCAAAGAACTTACTTTACAAATCGATGTCAGAAAGAACTTAATAAATCTGTAACCGAAGCTGTTAATAAAAGAGCTCAAATGGAAAAAGCGCACTATTATAAATTTCTCGAAAGAACCGATAAAACGGTAAAACGCTTTTGGGAGTACCTGGATAATGTAAAATAAATCACGCCCCGGGGGCCACGGTCCTCGGGGCTTTTGTTTCGCTTATTATATATACGGCTCCAGAAAAAAAAATTAATAAAAAACTTTTTCAAAACACCGTAACCAGTGTAACCATGTAACTTTTCTATATTTATTATTATATACAATACTTTATCAGTTACATAAGTAGTTACACTCCTTATACCAAGATGTAACCTTAATCGAAGAATGTCGTTATGGGGGGGTGGAAATAAAAAAAATAAAAAAGTTTTTTTCTGGCTATATATACAGAAGGGTTTACAAACTCGGATAAATAGTTTTATCGTGCAGTTACTAATATTTATATAGGAGAAAAACCATGCCTAACCAGGATCGTTTTGTTGTCCCAGCCGAGGGCAAAAGTGTATCAACCAGGAAATATAGAAAGAAGTGGGAGCCCGAAGATAAACCTTTGAATCGCCGGGAAGAGCTTTTTGTTAAAGAACTTGTTGCGAAAGATGGTCAAATCACTTTGAGGGAAGCTGCTGTAAATGCTGGCTATCCTGTTAAAAGTGCCCATGTCCGCGCTTCAGAGCTTACTAACCCAAATGCTTCACCTCATGTTGTTAAAGCGATTCGAAAGTATCGTAACGAATTAGATGAAAAATACGGCGTAATGTACAAACGGCATTTAAGAGACTTACAATTAATAAGAGACGCAGCAATGGAAAAGGGTGCTTTTTCAGCCGCTGTGCAAGCTGAGTACAGGCGAGGTCAGGCCCAGGGTGATATTTATGTCAATAAATCTGAAATACGCCACGGTACTATCGACAGTATGTCAAAAGAAGAGGTTCTAAAAGCAATTGCGGAGATTAAGCAATATGAACCAATCACTATTGACGTTACACCTGAAAGAGTTGAAGACGAAACGAAAGAAACGCGCCGGGCGAAGAAGCGAAAGCGGCTTCTGGGGACAGTTGAAGAACCAATTGAAACAAAGCCCCCGGAATTGGACGGCCACGAGAATTGAAAGCTGGGCTAGTGCCGGTTTCCCTGATGTTTTTTTATGTGATGAATTTGGATATTTTCACACATTAGAGCTCAAACACACTTTTACGGATAAAGTGGACTTAAGTGCTCACCAGGTAAGCTTTCACGCCCAGCATAGTCATTCAAGTAGTTGGATTTTGGTAAAGCGTGAATATGTGAACAAAAAAGGTTTATATCTTTTTTTGTATCATGCCAGCCAGGCCATAGATGTAAAATTAGAAGGGCTCAAAATTGACCCGGTCTTTCAATCGGAAAATTGGGAAAACTGGGAAAACATTTTTGAATGTATAGCCCCAAGTAATGGAATTAAAAATGCTGTTTTTGATAGAATACATAATGAATAAATTTCAAAAAAAACTTGATGTAGATGAGGAATTAAAAAAACTTCGGGACCGGCAAGAAAAATAAACGCTTGCATTTACTGTTTATCCTATGTTACTGAAATTTACGTCAAGTTAATTAGGAGTTAAACAAATGACAAATACACCAACATATGAAATTGAAACCAAGTTCTTAAAAACAGCCATGTTATATTCCGCGCGTAGTGAGGCCCGGTATTATTTACAAACAGTAGCGATATTTAAGAGAAAAGATTTTATTAGAATTGTCGCCACCAATGGCCATATTTTATTTTGTGCAATGCAAAAAATTGAGCCTGATTATAATAATCGTTATGATAAAGATTTTGATAAGCTTATTCCCTTGGATGAATTAAAAAGATCTTTAACCGGTTATAATAAAAACTTTGCTTCAACTCTTAGATTAGATATGACCCCAGGCAATCCGGATATTGTATTAAACGGCTTTTCATTTAAAGAAACTGAGGGCACCTACCCGGACATTACCCGGATTATTCCAGAAGAGATTTCAAACGAAGTAGCCCAATTTGATACAAAGTATTTAGACGTGCTTCAGAAAAGCTGTAAAGCTTTAGAAGTTAGCACCAACGGATCTAAAATTTATCACAACGGCAATAACCCGGCTTTGATTAGTTTTGGCCTGGAAAATTGTTTTGCGCTGTTTATGCCAGTTCGTCCGGGCGCTGTTCATAATGTAAAAGATACTACTCTCGTATCTCAAATAAAAGATATTGCCGGCTGTACTGGGCCAGCTGCACAGTATTCAAAAAAAACAAAAAACGCAGCATAGGGGCATAAATAAAAAATGAGAGAACAAAAACTAATTGATGCTGTACTAGATCAGATCGCTGACGATGTAAAATCAGAAGACTTTACAGCGATTGAAGAAATGCTTGTAAAGTTTTCAAATAATAAGTTTGAACCGCATAAAATTTTAAAAGGTTATTTAAAGGAGCTCTAAAATGTTAGATAATTACAATTTCGCTGTTGCCGTTCCTGGCGATCATTACATTTACAACGCTTTTAAAACTAAGGCCGAAGCCGAAAAAGTAGCCCAGGAAGCAAAAAAAGAAAATAACCGGCCATATGAGGTGATTGACGACTTGTCCAAATTTTGGCAAGCGGCCCGGAAAAAGTTTTTGTCCGGCCCGGAAAAGATAGACGCGGCCAGGTATTGGGAATTGCTGGAAGTTTTGCCCCCATTACAGCAGATGGATTATAACGGCGTAAATGTTTTTTGTATGTGCGAATTTTCCTGGGACGACGTCACAACCCAAGTAGGCCAAATAGTTCACGACGGCGTTTATTTATATGCTACCAAGCCGGTGGTTTTTAATGACCGGGAAACGTATTTAACCCGGGTTGAAATACTCCAGGTTAATACTTAATTGACTATTACGAAAATTTACTATTTATTAAAGGCGCGGGAAAACCGCGCTTTTTTTATTTAAGGGAGAAAAACCAAAAATGACAAAATTTATAAAAACAGCGGCAACGCTGGATAATATTGACGATATCAGAAAAGAAATCGATGAATTAATTTCAAAAATATATCACGGTAACCGCCGGGCAAATGACATTATCTTCCAAGGTTTAAGAGATATTAACGATTTAAAATTACATATTACCGCTATTAATAATCAAAGTGATAAAATCATAGAAGTAATTAAAAAAGAAATATTGGAGCAATCATAATGGAAAAAGCAAAAAACAAATTTATACATACGCCGGAAAACTGGACCGAATTAGAAACCAGGATTAATCAACTTCCAGATAGTGAAAAAGCCGTTGCGGCAATTTATGCCGGTATGGCCTGGAACCTGGCTTGTGATGTAGCCGACGGCGAATTTACCCGGGCAACCGCTGGACGCCCGCCAATGTATTTAAACGGCACAGCAAAGGTAATTGCCTTTGCACCATACAAAGGCCGGCTTTCCGACGAATACGCAATCCTGGCATATTGGAAAGATAACAGCCCAGCGCACCCCTACGTTGTTGCTCACTGGTCCCCAGTATCCGGGAAATCCTGGAACTGGGGCGATTATTGCGAGAGTTACCAGGAAGCATTAAACGCGTTCTATTTTAAAGCCGGTATCAATACCGCTGTTGAAACGGGGTAAAAATGAAAAATATTACTAGGCATAGCGGCAAGCTTTTAATTCTTAAACGTTTAAAAAGTAGCACTATGGGTAATCCAAAATTTTTATGTTTTATATGCGACGAAGCAAAAACTGGTTTTTCTTTTGTTACAAAAACTAATTCGTCTCATGGTTACTCAATTCAAAATTATGAAAACAAAAATGTTATTGTGGAAATTGGTGCGTATCGCAATAATGCTACGCTACACACGATTAAAGAAATGAGCGCTAATTAAACGCCCCAGCAATAACCAAAACCAGGCCCGGCCAGTGTAAAGCTTGCCGGGTTTTTCTTTGCCTACTCCAGGCGCGTTATATCGGCCCCAGCGCATAATAATAAATTACAGTAAATCCGGCCGGGCCTGGGCCCGTGCATCCTGGTCCCAAACATACCGGCCCGGAACCCAGCGCCCCGGCGCGTTGCCGGCGGTCCCTGGTCCCTGGTCCCTGGCGATTTTTACTGCATTAATTTTTCCCGGCCGGTGGCCCAGCTGGCCCGGATTATTGCCCAGCTGGGCGGGTTTTATGGCTGGCGGTCCCTTTTTTAAGGCCCAGGGGCCCCGGGCCCAATTGAGGCTAAAACGTAGCAAAATCAATGGATTATAGGCCAAAAAAATCAGCCAGGGGCCCCGGCTGTCTAGCGGGCGCTAGGACCATGTTCGTCACAAATATTACAAAATTAAAATAATATGGTATAAAGGGTCCGTGAATTGTTTCACGTGAAACATTTTACACTTTGTCTAACGACTGATATGATCTTAGATAATTGTATACAAAAACTTGTCAGGGGCCCCAGGACTATGGTTGAATTTGCAGAAGAAAATGATCGTTTGTTGAAGCTTCAATACCGGTTGGCAAAAATCGAGCAAAAGGAACGTTCACACAATAATTTTTTGACGTTTGTCAAATCTGTGTGGCCGGAGTTTATTGCAGGAAACCACCATAAAATAATTTCTGAGAAATTAGAGAGGGTGGCCCGGGGCGAATTAAAGCGTTTGATTATCAACATGCCGCCGAGGCATACGAAGTCGGAGTTTGCATCGTTTTTGTTTCCGGCTTGGATGATGGGCAAGAACCCAAACATGAAGATTATTCAAGCAACGCACACTACGGAGCTTGCCGTGGGCTTTGGTAGGAAGATCAAGAATCTTTTGGAGCGAGAGGATTACCAAGAATTGTTTGACGTTCGGCTTGCGACAGATTCGAAGGCTTCTGGCCGTTGGGACACGGACCGTGGGGGGATGTATTATGCTGTTGGTGTGGGATCAAACTTAGCGGGTAGGGGTGGTGATCTTGTTATTATTGACGACCCTCATTCGGAACAGACATTAATGTCGTCGAATGGTTTTGAGGATGCTTGGGATTGGTACACTGGGGGCCCCCGTCAGCGTCTTCAGCCTGGGGGCAGTGTTGTATGTGTTATGACGCGCTGGCATGAGAAGGATTTAACGGGTCAGCTTATTCGTTCTCAGGCTAGAGATCCATTAGCGGATCAATGGGAGGTTGTGGAGTTACCTGCGATTATGCCGAGCGGGGGTTCTTGTTGGCCGGAGTATTGGCCTACGGAAGAGTTAGAGCGTGTGAAGGCTTCGATACCGCCGAGCAAGTGGAATGCGCAGTATCAGCAGGACCCGACGGGCGACGACAACAGTATTTTGAAGCGGGAGTGGTGGCGCATGTGGGAGGAGGGCCCGGTTCCTGCTTTAGAGTATGTGATACAGAGTTACGACACTGCGTTTTCCAAGAAGGAGACTTCTGATTATTCTGCGATTACGACGTGGGGTGTATTTCGTCCAAAGGATGAAGGGGCCCCAGCATTAATACTTTTGGACAGCAAGAAGGGGCGGTGGGATTTTCCGGAGTTAAAGGAGGTTGCGTTTGAGCAGTATGAGTTTTGGGACCCGGAGACGGTTATAATTGAGGCGAAGGCGAGTGGGACGCCTTTGACGCATGAGTTGAGGAATATGGGGATACCTGTTGTGAATTTCACGCCTAGTCGTGGTAATGACAAGGTTAGCCGGGCGCATAGTATTGCGCCATTGTTTGAGTCTGGGATGATTTGGGCTCCTGACGAGCAGTGGGCGCATGAGTTAATTGAGGAGTGCGCGGCTTTTCCGAATGGGGAGTATGATGATTTGGTTGATAGCACGACGCAGGCATTGATGCGGTATCGGCAGGGTAATTTTGTTTCGTTGCCCACGGACGATTGGTCTGTTGACGAAGACAGCGGGTTACAATTGCGGGCATATTACGGATAGGGTTTGCGTGCGCGAAGTTTTGTTGGTATGCTGCCAGCAACTTTTGGAGGATTTGTTATGATGCGCAGTGACATGCCGAAGCAGGTAATGGCTTATAGGAATGGCGGGGGCATACCGTCGTTGGCTACTGTACCGATGAGCACTGAGATTAGGGGGGAGCCTCACCAGCTTTCTTACATTACGCCCTTTGAGGCGGAGATGTTACGCGGGATGGGCGGTTCTGGGGCCCCGGGCCCTGGGGGTATTCCTCAGTACGCTGGTGTTTATGAGACACTATTTGGTAAACCGTTTAGTCAAACGGCAGTAGGCCGGGCATTGGGGATGAATAATCCACCCCCTGGACATCCTGAATATAATACAACTGCGTCACTTCCCTCTACAAACCAAGCTGTTCAAATAACAACTTCGGAGAGGTCTAATTCTGGTGGCAATAATTCTAGTGCAAATAATCTTTCACCTTCGGGTACGCAAATTTTTGCAGACGGGAGTTATTTTGATCCTGCCACAAATACTTATATTAAGCCCGATGGAACGTTTACTAGTCCTAATCCTAATAGTGGGGGCGGCAATCTAGAATACTTTACTGACGAAAATTTAGTGTCACTTGGAAATTCGTTTAAGTATGGCGATGATGCTACTAATCAGACTCTTATAAATAATATGAGTGATAAAGGTGTCTTAGATAATTTTATAGCGGTTAATACCGCCGCAGGAAACGATCTTTCGTACATAGATAATCTAAATGAGATCACAAGTGTGTCTACGCCTGGAGTTACTTCTGTGTCTACGCCTGGGGTTACTTCTGTGTCTACGCCTGGGGTTACTTCTGTTGCTTCTCCAACAAATTTTACAAATGATTCAATAGCTGCTGTACCTGATTTTACGGGATATGCGCCGATAGTGCCGTCGGTTGCGTCTGCGGATGGAATAATGGGATTAGATTCGGGTCAAGGTAGTCCTTTTGTTTACACGGCGTATATGCCTGAAGCTTACACGCCGGCAACGGGCTCCTTAGTTTTACCGCCGTTGGGGTGATTTATGGCTGAGTATGACAGATATATAAACCTACCTGGTTTTGATAATGTAAATCGTGCGCTTAC